CTGTTCAAAAAGTTAACAAAACTGTGACAAAAATAGACAAAGTTTAAATAGACACGCGTTAATAATTCGATATGGGGTTTGTTAATAACATTAGAACATCAATTAATGGACTAATAGCCAAGGCTCAAGCAGGGGAGACAGGTAAAACCGTCAGACCAAGCATAACACAACCCTACATGAGTACCGATACAGGTGCCAAACTACCAATTTTCCCATTCCCACTCATAATGATCTATGAGTTGGCAAACAACATAGATGCTTTACGTATTCCTATCGAGACTATTAACCGTGAAATGTTCAAAAATGGGTTCGAAATAGTCGAGAAATTCAAATACAAATGCACGGACTGCTCCAAAGAGTTCCAATACCCCCCACTTAACCCTGATATTAAAGAAGATAATTCTACAGTCAATACTGAACTTACAATAGAGGAAGAAAGAGAGACCAAAAATAACACCTTAATCTGCGATACCTGTGGAGGAACCAATCTTATCAGACCAATTCCAGAACACAGAAAAGTTTTGGAAAATTTGATGGTTGATTCCGTAAATGGCAACGAACAGACACTTGAGGATGTCATGAGAATGGTTGAAAGAGACCTCGAAATTGCCGATAATGCATACATTTTAACGCTAAAATCCTACGCTTTTAACGATAAAGGCGATATTATGGCTAAACAAACGAAAATAAAAGAAATGATAAGAGCCGATCCAGCACAGATTGCAATGATTGCAGACTCTGACGGACGTATAGGATATGATGATAAAGGTCATAAAGTACGTGTTTGCCCTCATTCTGAGCACCGAGAGCACAGAATTTTGGATGACGAGTACTGTAACATTATAGAAGACGGAAAGCATTCCATGCCCTTGAAGGCTCTGAAAGCCATCTGTGAAGTCAACTCCATCTATTCGCTAGGTATTCCAAATCCAAAACGATTTGTCTATGCTGAAGGCGAGGTTATCTGGAAGGCAGGCAAGTACAGACCAGACTTGGTTTATGGCTTCTCCCCGATTTATTCCATATGGAGCAAGGTTATGGCACTGTCACACATGGACGAGTACATCAGAAAGTATTTCGACAAGATGAGACCGCCACGAGGTATGCTGGTTATCGCATCAAGAAACTATGAGACTTTCAGAAAGTCATGGGATGCATTAGAAGAGTCAGCCGCAGAGGATCCATACAGAATACACCCACTGCTTGTTGAAAACGACAGAGGCGGTGGAGCAAGCAACATGGCAGAATGGATAGACTTTACTGGATCGTTAAAGGAATTAGAATTTACTACAATACGAAGGGAACTCCGTATGATTATAGGTGCAACCTATGGTGTCCTTCCGCTTTACTTTGGAGAACTTCCAACTGGTTGGTCACAGGAAGGTCTGCAAGTTACAATTACAAACAGGGCAGTCAAATGGGGTCAGGACTTTTTGTACAAGGGATTCTTGCAAAAGATTGCATTCATGCTAAACATTGACGACTGGGAATTAAAACTAAAGACTGGCGAAGAAACCGACAAACTTAGAAACCTACAGATAGAAGGAGTCGAAATCGAAAACATGAGAGCATACCAGTCAATGGGATTCGAGGTTACAAGAACTCACACAGGAGAGTTTGTTGTCTCAAAGGATCCTGTCGTCTCCATAGCCGACCAGATCGAAGCCGAAGAGAACAACGGTGGAACTGTCAAGAACCCTGGAAAACGAGGCGGCTCTGCCGCCCCAAAGGAGGAGCAACAGCGTATGCAGGGAGAGCCAGGAAAGCAGAGACCGTCCGACACTGGAGGAATTGGACAAGGAGCACCTTCGTCAGGAGCAGGAACAAGTATGTCTCGAAAGTCTTTTCCAGACGGCATTACCCCAGCAAACTTTGAACTTGTAAAGACAACATTGCAGACGTCCGTAGACTTTGGATGGAATAAAACTAAAACGGTAGAAGAACTTCGCAAGTCTGGCATGACAGTTAGACAAGCCAGGGAAGTTGTGAAGAATGAATTCGAAGGTTTAAATAGTTGGGAGAAAGATGACATACAAGAATCATGACTGCGAAGACTGTAGAAAAAAAAGAAAGGAAGAAGAAAGCAAATCCAGTTGCAAAGACTGTAAAGATTAACATCAAAAAAACTCGTTGCGAAGAAACAATAGAGGCTATAATTAAAATGACTAAAAAATGCGAGCAAGGTACTGAACAGATAGAGTTCTATACCTACACCGCACTTGATCAATGCTTGAAGAGGTTGACTGGATATTGCCCACCGAATTAGACACTAACAAGAACGCAAACGATCATACAAAAAAACTTTGGGAAAAACACCAAGAGAACGAGTACACCAGAGTCAACGCATACAAAGAGGCATTATGTTTTGGTTGCTTAAAGAATAAGGCATCAAACGCAACGGTTTCAGACATATGTGGAGACTGTGCAGGAAAGAAGGGCAGAGAGGCACTTATGGCAGTCGTAAAGGTAAAGCATTACGGTCTATGTTATTTCTGTAACACTTACAAGTTTGGTCTGGAACAGATCAACATCCGTCTATGCAGTAGCTGTCACAGACGTGTTGCTAACGTCACTAAGGAATACAACAAGAAGGGCGGTATGCTCGGAACTGATCCTTTCTGGCTTTCGTTGAAAAAGAAGCATGGAAAGGACTGGAAAGAGATAATGACAGACGATAGAAGATTCAGGAAGTAGGTTCGTATACAATAAGATTTATTCTGTCTCTGGTAAAATCATACTTCATCTGTGTAAGGTCAATTTTATTTTTGTCAATTTTTCCTCCGACACATCTGTCAACCCTCAGTTTCATTAGCGGTTTTCGCAGGAATCTTGGAAACAGTTCAAGGTACCCATTCTTGTAAACAATGTCCTTATCAGTCACAAGAACACAGTCATCTGTAAGGTGTTCGTTCTTATATGACTCGTTTCGTATGTGTGTAATTGTTCTATTGTTTAATATTCTTTCCTTTTCATTGCTTGTGTTTGTTATGACAAACAGTTTCTGTTTTTTAAAATCAACATAAAGGTCAATCAACACTGCTTCAAATGTAAGATCGTCTCGTTCCCTTCCGTAGAATCTGGAATACTGGTCAGTATCTGGATATATATAGATTGAGGATGCCATACTAGCGTAAACAAAACCTTATTAATAAACCCTTTTAAACCTTTGGTATGGCAAATCCTACGTGTGACGTATGCAAAAAAAAGATGTATGGATACATGAATGACGAACTGATATTCTGGCTGTGTCCGCCTTGCGGCTACTACGAAGGGAGTGCAGAGGACAAAGAGTTGGTTGAATACATATATGACGACCCTATGATTGCGTTGGACATGATCAGTGACAAAGAGTTAGTGCCTATAAATTAAATTTATATACATTGGTTATATAAGAACTTATATTGAAAAAAATAGCCGCACGAATATTTGGTAATTTCGGTGTATCATTTTTCTCTCCACTTGTATCAGGCAATATTGCTGAAACTGTGTTTGATATGGGTTTAACATTTGAACAAACGTTGGTTATTGCATTAATTTCATCAGTATTTGTTACTGGTCTAACAATTTCTAGAGAGTTGGAGAAGTATGGTAAAACAAGATAAGACAATGTTACAGAAAATGTGTGAGGTTTTATGCCCATTGTGCTCAGAGTCAGATGAGGATTAGCAATCATCTTTAAATAGAACAGTTTTCACGATTTTAACATGGTAGATCCATTACTTGCAGTAGTCCTAGCAACCGTATCTGGTGCAGTATTAAACACCATTAGAGGATTTCTCGGTTCAAGCGAACCTAGATATGACATCAAGAAATTCTTTGGTGCTGTTATTGTATCAGGATTTGCAGGAATCGCTATCGCACAAACAATCTCTTTGTCAGGAATTGACACATTAGGACTGGTTTTAATCGGTCTTACAGCAGGTTTCACAGTAGATTTCGCTGTTTCCAAAGCAAAGAAAGTAGCATAAAACCCTACTATTTTTCCTTTTTTTCTTGTACTAAATCTTTATAAACAAATAAATCCTTTTCATATATAGGATGATTTCTAACAATTTTGTTACAAAAAGCCTCGTTTTCAAGGAAGATTCTGGAGAAAGATTCTTTGAAGGACTCTTAACCGTAGAGATGATAGACAGACAGGGAGAGGTTACAATGGTAGATTCTCTTTACAAATGCCTTCCTATATGGATGGACAGGGGAGGAGCAATATCAGACACTCACTCAAACAGAATAGTAGGAAAAGGAATCAATTATGCTAAAACTACATTGACAGATACAGAAGGACACGAACTACCTGCATTAAAAATCATTGGCAAAATATTTAACCATACTCAGCTAGACAATGAGATATGGGGGAAGATAAAGTCAGGGGAATACAAAGGGCTTTCGTTTGGTGGTGCAACAACGTCGGATGCGACACCAGTCCAGCAGTCAGACGGAAGTATAGCTTTTCATTTAAAAGACATAGAGATGTATGAGATTGCAGTTTGTGAAGATCCAGCAGTTCCATTCGCACTAATTACTGCAACCAACGACGTTGCAAAATCAATGGATTCAGAGGATGATTATGTGGCAAAAGATGACGACGAGGATGTCATTATAAAATGTGAAGAGAAGGGATGTTTTATTTCAAAAGCAAACGTAACCAAACCATTGCCTACAAAATGGGGAGATGTCGAATTTGACAAATGTGAAGAGAGAGCAAGAAATGATGACGACGTAAGAAATCCAGAAGCATACTGCGGTTCAATACAGTCAACTGTAGAGGGTGCAAAGAAAACTGACGACATTGTAGCAGAGGTAAAAGAGAATACACACAAGGATGACAAGTTCAGTTCACAAAAACCACTTGGAGTTAACGCTCAAGACGACAAGGATTTGAAAGAGATTAGCATAGCAAAGAATCATAACGATTCAGGTTCCACTACAAACGCTCAGGACGATGAGGATATCAAGGAAGTTGAGACTGCAAAAGGTACAATGCACGTTCAGTCAGAAGGACTAACCAAGCCAAAAGACGACGGCAAGGAATTGGATTTTGAACATAAAGACGGATGTCCTTGCAAAAAAGATGCAAATCCTCCAAAGAGTGGAGTAAGAGGACTGGGGGCAGGAAATACATCACAACAAGGATCAGGAGAATCAGCACAAATATCAGAAGAAAAGAAAGAAGATACAGGAGT